GGCTGCCATGACGGGTTCAGCCAACATAACACTAAGAGCCTATCAATCAAAGGGTGCCGATTTAGTTGGCCTGTTACCAGGACAAACGTTAGCTAACATTACTACTGTCACCACAGTAACAACCGTGAGTACCGTAACAACGCTTGCTAACGGACAAACAGCGTCAGGTTCGGCAGCTACTGGTTCACCGTTGCGTATTGGCGCAATAGTGGTTCCAACAACCGCGGCCACGCAGGTAGCATTGACACCGGCAGTGGCCTATAACGTTGGATTAACTACTGGGCAGCAAGAGATAACAAAATCTTTCGGTACAGCCGAATTGGATTATACTTTTAACGGCACCATTCCCAGCACCACGGTTATTCCTTTTAAAAACGCGTCCGGTTCAACAGGGATTAGAAATTACTGTAGCGAGATTACGCTTTCAGGTACAACTAATGCCGTATCGGGTACGGTTTATATTGAAGATGCACTATTAACCGCCGCTTCGCAGACTATTGCTTCAAATACGCTTACCACTTCAACCAATCATGATTTTAAAGTGGGTGATTTGGTTACCATTGCATCCAGTACCGTTACTGGCCTTACAGCAACTGCAAACGTATATGTATTGACAGTGCCATCAGCAACAACGGTAACGTTTTCAAATACTCCAAACGGTTCTACGTTGGCAATATCGGGTACATCAGTAACAGCTACGCTTTACCGTGTCCTTTGGCAGGGATATGTAAACACCGCTTCAACGCCTTTGGTACACTTACAGTTTAGCACTCCGTTAAGGGGCGCACCCAACAGTGTTATGAACATTCAGACACCAACGGCAGCTACGGGAACAATAATTTATAACGTTCATGGTTATGTAAGTTATTAATGAAAATAATTCATAGGTACATATCGACAATTGATGTGGGTCAGTTTAGGGATATTATTCAGATTATACCCCCTATTGATACCTCATCATTTGGCAATATTTCAAGAGTATTTAACACGGCAAATGCACAAAGCCAATACGCTTTAGTGCATCCAGGGGGCAATGCAAGACAGTTGCAGCAAGATAATGTGGTTTATGACAATATCATAACGGTTTATATAAGGTATACTTCAACATTAATGTCTAACTGGCAATTAATTTATGACGGTGCACCTTATACAATTCATAAGAGTTCAAATGTAGATGCAAAAAACAGGTTTGTCCAATTATTATGCTATTCTAAAAAAGCTGGATAAATGGGAACCTTTTTAAAACTGGATTTATCAGGAATAACACAGATACAGGAAGCTATCGAAAAAAAGAACGAGGATTTAATAAATGGAGTAGATGATGTGATGACGGCTTCTGTTTTGGATATGAACAAAGAACAAAAAGAGCTTGCTCCGGTAAATACTGGATTGCTAAGAGAAACATTAGGATTTGATGTAGGCACACCACTTGTAAAAGAAGTTTTTAGCGGTGTTAACTACGCTCCTTATGTGGAGTTTGGAACAGGAGGATTGGTTGATGTACCGGCAGGTTTGGAGGATGTGGCTGTACAGTTCAAAGGACACGGATTAAGAAAAGTAAACCTACCTGCTAGGCCGTTTTTCTTTCCTCCGTACTACGATCAAAAAGCAAAGATGATTGAGTTATTAAAAAAGTTATTAGGAAGATGAAAAACCCTTCGTTAGCCCTTCGTAAAGCATATTACACCTATATTAATGGGTTAGGGTTAATATTCAATGGGAATCCACTTCCGATATATAATGGAATGGCACCGGATACTGCAACTGATTCTTATATTATTTTAAGTTCAGTAAATTGTCCGACAACTCCCGACAAATCTACTTACACTTTTAGGGCAAATATTTTGATTGATATTGTTAATAAAAGTGGTAGTTTTGGGTATCAGCCTTCTGACACAATAGCCTCTTCTATTTTAGCTATTATTAATCCAGATTCCAGCCCCAATTTAAGCCCCGATTTTCAATGTGTTAACACCACCTTATTAGGTTTATCCAATAGGGAAGGTCTTAACAATACTGAGCCATTTTTTAGAACACTTATTCAGTATGGGCATCTAATCACACAACTATAAATTTTAAAAGGCATGTCAGCAAATAAAATTAACAGCCGTACTTGGCTGATTCTTCAATCCGATGATGGAAACACCTATTTACCCGTTGGCTGTTTAACAAACAACGATATGGATTTAAAAATACCTCCTATTGATGTTAGTTCTAAATGCGGGAATGAATGGATTGCAGGGGTTAAGTTTGATGAAAAACTTACCGGCACGGCTTTCACAGACGATCAGTATGGGTCAATTACTTTAGCAAGTGCAGCTAAAATACGATCCCTTTGTGTTGCGCAAACCGTAACATATTGGAAAGTAGGGCCCGCTAATCCAACAACAGGAGATAACTATTACACAGGCGTTGGCGTTGTAACCGATTGGAAAGAAGTCGCAAAAGACGGTGATGCAAACGTGTTTGATTTCTCCGTTCAGATTACTTTACCACCAATGACAGCGCATAACGCATATTAATATGTTTGTACTACACCTTAAAGACTTGGAAGGAAACCCATTTGAAATGAAATTGAAATGGTCAACATGGGCCATGAATAGATTTTGTCAATTGGCATCGTATCAAAAAGACGATAAGGGAAGGGATATTCCTTTAACTATTTCTGAAATGTTTACGATACTTGGTAGTGGCAATTTCAGTTTTGAAAGGGTATGCCAATTTATCCAGGCATCTGCAGAATGCGCTAATAGAGGGCCGGTTTCTTATACCGAATTTGACTACGCCGATTGGATAGATCAACATGGAGGACTTTTCAAGAGTACTGGAGAGATAGCGGATTTTGCGCGTTATATCATCAATCAAATTACCAATGATGTAACACCATTGCCGGGAGAGGGGGAACTCGAAAAAAAAAACAATCCTTAACGTGGGATGATATATTAGTACAGGCCGTTCAAAGCGGATTAACAATAAAAGAGTTTTGGGCTATGTCATGGTACGAATTTAGTATCCATCGCATAGCCCATTTTCGTAATGATGTAAACGATTGGGCTCGGACAAGAAAGATAGCCTACATGATTTATGTAATGAATACGGGTGATAAATCTCGAATGTCAGAACAAAAATTTTTAGGGCTACCAATCGATGAAAAAGAAGAAAACGAAAGGCCGTTATCTATGGAAGAAGTGCAAGAGGCATTTAGATTTTACCAAAACAACGGGGCTAAAAATATTCAGAACTGATGGCAGAAGATGTACAAAGTCTAAAAATTATTATTACGGCTGAGAATAAAGCCGCAATAGCCGCGCTTAAACAAGCCGCAGAGGCTACGGATGCTTTTGGTATATCTGTTAAAAAAACAAGTGCCGTGGTTGATAATGCGGCAGCCGCTACAGATGTATTGTCCGCTAAATTGGCTCGCCTTAAAAAAGAACTTGAAAATGCAACGGATCCAAGAAACATAGGGATTTTAAATAATTCCATAAAACAAACAGAGCAACAACTTGAATTAATCAACGCGGCGGCACAACAGACAGGGGCGAATATAGAAAAAGGAATGGCTAAGGCCACAACTGGTTTTACATCGGCAATTACTAATGCCCGTAAACTTCAATTTGTTTTACGATCGCTCGCCGGAGTGGGTTTATTTCAGTTATTTACTTTGGGTGCGGAGGCTGCCGTTTTAATGGCTACAGGCGTAGATAAGTCTGCTAAAAAAACAAAAGAATTTGCGGATGAATATATAAAAGCACTCGATGCGGCACAAGAAAGTTCGCAAAAAGAAATTGCAACAGTTCAGTCCTTAATTGCTGTAGCTAGCAACGAAAGCTTATCAAAAGATAAGCGCAAAAGGGCTTTGGCTGAATTAAATAAGGAATATCCCGGCTATTTTAATAATACTGATAAAGACTTAACTGATACGGCGCAACTCAAAAAAATTACGGATGATTTATCTGGGGCTATTATTAGGCGCGGTAAAGCGGAGGCTTTTGCTACTTTGATAGGAAAAGAAAATGCGAAATTATGGGAAGCACAGCATAGTTCAATAGAACAACAAGAGGAAAAATTAGGCACAGTAACTAAAGCATGGGATTTTTTAAAGGGGTCAATACAAGCCGGAGCAAGTCCAGTTTTAGGTGCAATGAATGTCAATATGAATTTGCTTAATTCAACATTGGAAGAGCAACAAACTTCTATAAAAAACGCAAAAGCAAACATTGCAAGCCTTACCGTTGAGATAAATAAAAATACCGAACAACAATTTTTAAACAATGATCTTGGTAAACTCGAAACAAAAACGACAAAAGAAAAGGACGATGCTTATGCAAAATTAGCAAAATCTTTAAAAGAAATAAACGGACTTTATCAAGATCGATTAATTGACAATAACGAGTTTAATGCAAAAAGTATAGAAGCCTATCAAACTGCGTTAGAAACACTTGCTAAAAATGGAATTGATCCATTAAGTTCTGCGTTTCAAAATTTAATTGATAAGCAAAACGAGTTTATACGTCCACGTGGTAACAGAGGTAAAATTGCTGAAACTATTTCTTATGAAAAACAAAATGATTTTGATCCGCTTTCAGAAAAAAAATTATTACCAGGCGAAAAAAAACCATTGCTTTCAAACCCCAACGAAACCGATAATGAGCAAAAAAGAAAAGATTTAATCGCTTTATCAAAAGAGGCTGCTACTGCGGCAAATCAGCTTGCATCTGCTTTTGTAAACGCCGTTTCTTCAGGCGAAAATATGGGAACAGCATTAATAAAAGTGTTTGAGGAGTTGGCTAAAAAAATAGCTCAAGCAGCAATAGAAGCGTTAATATTTACAGCCATTATTGATGCGGCTTCTGGCGGAACAGCCGATGCCGGGTCTTTGGCAGGTGCTACCGGCGGTGGGTTAAGTGGATTTGGGTCAATATTTAAAAAGCTTTTGGGATTTGCAGGGGGTGGTACGGTTTCAGGACCTACAAGCGGTTATCCTGTTATGTTACACGGAACCGAACATATTATGCAGCCTGGACAACTACAATCCATTGTGGCAGCTTCTGCGCAAATGGGATCATCAATGGGCGGTGGTAATAATGCAAATCAAACTTTACAAACAAGAATTTCAGGAAATGATCTTTTAATATGGATTGAAAGGGCTAATTATTCAATGAATGTAAGAAGATAATGTACGGGCAAAAATATATAGTTCAAGCTGTAGGATTAAACAATAAAATGTTTACATGCGAGATATGGGAAAAAGGTTATTCCGGATCTGTCAGTCAAATAGAAGCGGGAACGAATCCTTTTTTACATTCGCTTATTAACTCTACTGACGATGCTTTTGGAGGTGTCATCTCTTCTACATTAGATATTGAATGTAATATAACAAATTTTGTAGGCGCTTTACCTGATTTCACATCAACAGATAATCGTAAATATTGGGTTAATTTTTATGCCAAGGGATATCCCGGTAGCCTTAATTCAACTATTCTTTGGAATATGTGGGAAACCCCTTCTCCGTTTGCTGATTGCAATATGCAAATACTTGTAAATGGAGTGATTCAATTATTTCAGTTTAGTGCAAATACAGGTTCTTTAACTACTAAGGCCGGAGATATTGTTCAGATAGTTTTGGCGGTATTTATTTTACCTGCACCAACTGGAACAAATTGGATGCTTCAAATACAGAAAGATGGAGTAGATATTTACAATGTTTCAATAGATACTTCAACGGTTGTCATTGGAGCAAACCAAACATTTACTTTTGTTGCATCAGGTACTTCAGTTTATACAGTTTTATGCAAATCATACTCGGCTTCGCAACCTGGACCTTCTGTACCTGTAAATACTCAATATAATTTATTTCAAGGCTTTATTTTAACTGATCAAGTTCAGCTTCCTTTTAATACTGGCTATAAAGGGCTGAAATTTAGCTGTACGGACGGTTTTGCAATGTTGAAAAACATACCATATACTCCTATTAATAGGTCAACGGCAACCGAAACTCTATTAGCGGTTATTTTAAATTGTCTAAACCAATTACAATTACCTAATAATTATTATTTAAATATTTGCGTTTCAGTTTTTGCAGGAGGAATGAATGATCGCGGAGCCGGAACGCAATACGAACCATTTTCCCAAACTTATTACGCTTATAGAAATTGGTTAACCGGAACCGGGGCGACTATATTAGGTACCGTAGAAACAAGTCCTTATATGAGCTGTTACGATGTTTTAAACAAGATCGTAACTTCATTTGGATGTCTAATGCGTCAATCTGGAACAGAGTTTTATATATCCTCTGTGAGCGAAATGGCCGGCACAAATATTTATTATACAAAATACGACTATAGTGGGTCTGTGGTTTCAAGCGGAACAAAATCAATTAATAAAACTATTGTACCATATACTTCAAGTTCGCCTTATTATTTTATTAATGGGTCTCAATATAAATTATTAAGAAAGGGGTTTCCTGATTTTCAAATTAAATGCCCTGCTTCTTATTCACCCCAATGTATTGACAACGGTACAATGAGCACTTTAAGTGGCGGATTTCCTTATGGATGGAATTTTACTCCTTATGGAGGAGTAACAGCTTCTTCGTTAGGACCATATAACGCCATAAAATTAGCGCCTACATCCGGAACGCCACCATTTAATATTGTTTCAATTAGTCCTTCGGTAGTTTCCCCTATTTATAATTATGACAAATTAAATTTATCATTTTGGATTGACGGACAGGCAACACCATCAAGCACGGTTCCTAAATGTTATGCTAACATAATTCTTAACCCTTTGGGTGGAGGGTATTCTTGGTATGTAGACAAAAATGGAAACTGGATTCAGACTTCAGCCATTATAAATGCAGTACCGTATCCTGTTATCGGCACTACTAATAACGCTTACCAATCTTTTAGCATTTCAACCAATCCAGCACCCGTTTCGGGGACAATAACAATTACATTTAGTTGTGATAACGCAAATACATTAACCTGTGTAATAGGGAATGTAGTATTAACTTATACGTCTCAATATCAATATCATTTAATAAAAAATTCTGTTACAAATCTTTCTTACCAAAAAATTGTTGAATTACCATTAGGAGCACCTTCAGATGTAGGGTGCATGACTCAAGTTGGTTCTTTAGTTGACAACACAAATACACCTTTATCAGGATGGTATAGATATGGAATTAGCGAAACTTATGACTGTCTTTTAAGATTAATTTACCAACAGATGTATAATGTGATGTCTGTTTCATCATTAAATTTTGATGCTGATTTAATGAGCCTTTTTAACGATCCGGACTCAATTGTTCCATTTAGTTCCTTTCAAGTGACAGATACTATAGGACAATTATCAGCCTCTGGAAATTATTATTTGTTAGGAAATTCAAAAATAGACTATACCAAAGACAAAATTCAGGTTTCATTACTTCAAACGACTAATACAGACATAAGCGTTACGCCAACAGAAATTAATGTACCTCAAAATAATTACTAATGTCAGTTCCTATACACGGTATAAATGTTCTTATGTATGTCAACGACCCAATAGAGGGTAACATATTATTTGCCTGTGCACGGAATTGTACATTTAACGCTACATTGTCTCTTACATCGGTAACAAATTATGCAAGCAATCAATTTGAAGAGTTTAGACCAAATTTGAACGGATGGACTATGACAGTTGATGGTTTGGTAATTATAAATAACTATTCCTATGCCAAAATATTAAGAGATCAACAAGCGCGAATACCTATATATATTCAGTTTTCTGTAAACCAGGAAGATGGTACATTTGTAGTATATTCGGGATACGGATACACGACCTCTTGCTCTATTTCAAGCCCTTATGATGGCGCAGCCACGTATCAAGCCAATATTCAAGGAACCGGCGCATACGGTGTTTCAAATAGCACCCCTCCGCCACCAACTACAAATCCAGTGTACGAACTTCAATTTGCGGCCGCTTCGGGCGGCGAAACTTATTTGACAAACGCATCACTTGTCGGTGCAGTAGTGGTAGGACAATTTAGGGGCGGCTCTCAAGTGCCGTTAATTACTTTTGGTTCACCTGCAGGAAACCAAATTAAATTTACAACAGCTCTCGGAAGAT